TGCGCTACCTTCGCTCATTTTGTTGCACTCCATGGCCCCCAGCCGTAACCGTGTTTTTCAACGCCGTAATCGTAAATTGCTAACGCTGCGCGCAAATTAACATCAGCCTGTAACAAGTTTTCAGGACTAGTGATAATGCCGGCATCAATAAGCCATGGTGTCCAAAATCCGTTGATTTGCATTAGCCCTCGACTGCCCCCGTTTGGGTCGTCGCTGTTTACGGCGTTTGGTATGCAACGTGATTCGCGGAACATGATTGATTCAAGCACGGTGCGCTGATCGGCAGGCCAACCCAGGTTTACGCCTAGAGCGCTGAACTGCTCACAAGCCGACGTGTACGGGTCAATGTAAATCGTAGATGACGTGCTTGACGTGGTGGTGCTTGGCTCTAACAAATATGGCGCTAGTGCAATAGTGCCAGACGGGCTACCAGACGCGTCAGGAGCCCCTACGGCGACCGTAAAGCCGAAAACGGTACAAAGTACTAGCCCTATGATTTTCTCTGCAAAATAGTTCATCGTTTCTCCAAAGGTATAGGCACGCCCCAACTAGATGCGTGCGATCTGAATGCGATTTGTCCCATGAGGAACTTGCCCGACTCTGGGCTAGAAAATATCTGCACCAAGATTTCTTGGCCGTTGTCCATCACTCCTGTATAGACGCTGTAATCAACTATCTGTGGGTCAGTCATTGCCTGTCCTTTTGTCGGTACTCCGACCCTAGAACATAGTTCAAGCCTTAGGTGGGATTTCCCCGAAAACCTTTAAGAATGCGGCTTTTACAAAAATTACCGAGTCGGCAGCCTGTGGTGTGATCTCAATGTGGAACCAGTCGCCACCTGGTGCCCCGTGAATTGTTGGCTTGCTGTATTTCTTCCAAGCCTGCCTGTCACAGCGCCATGCCCGCCCGTATGGTGCAGGGAAATAGTCGAGGATGCACTCAACGCCGAGTGTGTTTGCGTTAGCAACCACAACGTCAATAAACGAGCAGGCATTTAAACGACCTGCTTTTGGATGTCTTTCACTTTTGCGATAAGACAAGTCAACGGCTCGGCCTGTGGCATGTACTGATAATGAGCCAGTTTTGCCGCGCATGTCTCGAATACCCCAAGACCCGTTATTCCAAACAGCGTTATTTGATGCTGCGATTGCTTGCTTAATCCATTCGTTCATGCCGGCACGAGGGCCAGAGGATGCGCCGTCGCTGTTGCCTGTATATGGCCGTGCGTTCGGATTAGCTTTGGCTGTTGCCACGCCCAAACGCCTGATCGTTTTTGTTTACCCAACGCAACAATGGCGGAATAATTGCTGCGATTGCGCCTTTGGCATAGTCGCGTGGGTTTGTTGCGCCAGTTGAGTAAACGGCAATAAGTGCGCCAACAAGTGAGCGCGCATAACTAGCAAACATTGCTTTGTCTTTATTGGTGATTTTCAACATGATGGTCAATCTTTTGTTCTATTCGACCAAGGACTTGGTGGACTTTGCCGTGGTCTTTTTTGTTGTCGCTGCCGACTTTGCCAATGAGTGCCACCAATACAAGGAAACAGCCACCGATGATAGAAACCACAATTTCAGTTGCCATTTGGTCACGACAGTAATGCAGCAATTTCCTCGGCTGTTAAACCAAGTTTTTTCATTGTTTTTTCTTTAAGCGCTTTGCGGTCGTTTTCTTCTTTGCGCCATTGAGCAAACTGTTCTAGGTCTTTTTCGTATTGTTCGTCTTTTGCTTTGGTCATGGTTTTAACTTTCTGAATAGCCGTAAACGCGGTAGAAACCAGTTGAGGATGCAGCAAATATGAACGTCAAACCGTCGTTTGCTTCTTGCACGTTGTACATGCCGCCAAAAGTGCTGAACCCTTGAAACCCGCCGTGCCCAGACCATGACGTGTAGGAACTAGCGTTTGTTGGGTCGTAAACATTTATGGACACACCATCGCCAGTAGTGCCAGCGCCAACAATCAGGCCTGCGCTTGTCGTAGCGTTGTAACCAGTTGTAGTTACTGTTCCACCGCTATTTACTCTTGTTCGTGCAGCGTAATAGTTGGCAGCTGTACGCGCCGCGCCTGCGTTATTGACGCGGAATGTAACTTCGCTATCACCTGAACCGCCCGAGGTTACATCTAACAAAACAACATAATTTTTGTAAGTGCTAGTAAAAACGCCTGCAGCCATGCCAACAGTTGTTTGAGCGGTAAAAGTTGCGCCCGTAACATAAACAAGGCCTGGCGTCGTGCCAACGGGTTGCCATGCTGATCCGTCATAATACTGTGTTGTGTTAGTTGCTTCGATGTAGGCGTATTGGCCTTCTGCAAGAGTTTTTTCGTTTGCTCCACCAAAAGCGGCGTCACGTGTGACCGTGGTTGCAAATACGGGTATGCCCGAGTTTGTGATGTTCAAATTGGCTGCGGTCAGGATTTCCCCTGCTGCATATACCGGTACAGATGTAACTGCGTTTGCGCCCATAGTGCTCCTATCCTAAAACATTTTCTGCGTCAAGTACGCCATAGATCAAGTCGTCTAAAATCAGCTCGTAAACGATTGTGGTCGGCGCGGTGCTGTACAGGATGCTGTGGCCTGTGCTGAAATCCAGCCGATGCTCAATGCCTTCGACTGACAGCTCTTGCGCCAATTGGGTTGTGCCAGTACCGCTAGCAAACGTCTTTTCTACGCTGATCGTGTCGCCAATATCGACGGTTGCCAGCGTGTCTTTTTGGGCTGTGGTCAGCATCAGGTATTTAGTCGCGACGGACGTGTATCGCGGTTCGGGCTCTGGGTTGAGCAGGTATTCGGCAGCTGCTTGTATTTCGCCTGCGTCGTGTAGCAAGCTGTTTGTAATGCTGGACGTTTGAATGAAATATGTCGCAATTGAGCCAGCATCGGTTGCTGTGTAACTGTCGCCGTCTAATCCTGTAACGACTGATCTGTTGATTACCGAGTCCGCTTCAAAACTGATGCCGACCCCGTCGAACTTGTACGCTGTGCCGTCGTCTTTGAATTCTGCCATAGGCGCGCTCAAGGTTGTACCGATGCGCTCTTGGAATGTCAGCACTCCAGACCGTGACATAAACAAACGGCCAAACTCGGCGGTGTCGTTAATTTGAGTTAGGTATTGCAGCACGTTTGTTCCTGCCGACACGGTGTAGGCGCTGTCGTGGCCAAGGTTTACGGTGCCTGTAGCAATGCTTCGAGAACCTGCAGGGAAATCTACTTCTGGCAGGTCTAAGACGGTTTCTATGCGTTCTCCTGATGTTTCTGGCGTGACGTTTAGTTCGTCTAGATAGGTTTGTGCCAGTAGGTAGAACTGGTCAGCGCAATACACGGTGACCGTGTCTAATCCGCCGAGCGCGAAGTTGTAGTCGTAGTTGACGACATAACCGCTAAACAATGATTCGGGCACATTGGTGTTGCTGTAACGGATGAGCTGTACGGCGCGCAATGGGGCAAGCCCAGGCTTTGATTGCGGCGTGTCGTAGTAAGGGCTGTTTTGGTCAAACGGGTTAAATATGCCGTCGACGTCTTGAATGGTAAATGTCATTGTGCCGGCGCTGAACTGGTCGCCTACGTCACGGCGACCGCGACGCACATTAATGCTGATAGTCGAGTCCATGACATCAGCAAATTCGGTCGTGCCGTCAAGCACATATTCGGTGTTATTTAGTACGCCTTTAAGCGTGTCGTCGAGGATAAACGCGTCAACCTGAAAACCTGTAGCGATCTTTAGGTCATAGTTGCCTGAATTGACTACGGCTGTGCCTGGCATTACGCCACCTGTAACTGCAACGGCCCAGCGCTACGCGAATAGGCGCGCAAAGCGTTAACAACCGATTCACCAATTTCGGCGCTTGTAGCAAGTCCGCCTGTGACGTTAATTGTTATTCCGCCACCTGTTTGCATGCGGTCTAATGGCACTACGGCTTCTGGGCCTGCTTCACCGATCAGCGCGAGGGTAGGGCTTGACACAATGCCACCTTCGGCCATGCGCGGCAAGTTCATGCGACTAGCGACCTGTGTTGCTGTGCCACCAAGTGACGGCAAATTGACGTGCTGAATGGTTTTGATGTCTGGCGCAATTGGTATGGCGTTGTAGGCGCGAATAATGCCGTTGACCATCATGATCGCACCGTTGACTACGGACTCAAATGCGCCGAGTATGCCGTTAATGATTGCGTTAACGCCTGTGCGAAACCATTCAAACTTGTTGTAAGCAACAACGAGCGCGGCGACCAATAGCGCTACGCCGGCAGCGATCAGGGCAAATGGGTTGAGCGCCATGGCAATGTTTGTTGCAACGATTGCAGCTGCAACTAAACCGATAGCGCCAGCGATAGCCAAGAATGCTTTTGGGTTGTCTTGTGCCCACATAGCAAACTTGTTCAAGATTGGGAGCACGGCCTCGACTACTGGCAATAGCGCCGCACCGATTGATTCTTTTGTTTCGCCAATGGAGTTAGACAGGATTTTCATTTTGCCTGCGGCGGTGTCTGCTGCGGTTGCGGTTGCTCCGCCAAAGGTTCCGCCAAGCACGTCCATGACTTCGTTAAGGCTTGCGCCTTCTTTGATCATGGTTGCCATTTCTGGGCTTAAAGATCGGAGCGCTTTAAAATTTCCCTGATAAGCCTTTGCCAAACTATCGGCCACGGTGGAACTGTCCATTTGTAGGGCTGTGCTGATGTCCATGACAAGGTTCATGTCACGCATGGCCATGTCAACGTCTTTTGTGCCTCGGACTAAAGCCTCAAGCGATTTTCTGTAATCGGTGTCTGCAATGCCAGACGCTCGAGACATGGCGCTGATCTGCTTTTCTACTTGTGCGGTCTGTGCAGCGCCCGCGCCAGTCACATTCTGCAAAGTAAGCGCTAACGCCGCCTGCTCCTGCTGATCTTCCATTGCAGCTCGAGTCGCGTCACCGAGCGCTACAGCCAAACCGCCGAGCGCGGCAGCTGCAGGAATTGCCGCTTTCTTGATCGCAAACTGGGCTTTTTCCGATGTTGTTTCCAGTTGCTTGAACTGCTTAATAGCCTTATTGATGCCCTTGCCGTCAAACTCAGAAATGATCGGGATATTAATTGCCATTAGACGGTCTCTCTGTTCGCTTCATCCATGACGCGCTTAACCAACTGCTCCATCTCGGACATGACATCGTTCTGGCGTTGCTCGTACGCTTTCCACATTACTCGCGAACGGCTCCCATAACGGGAAGTCAACGCGCGACCTAGTGGGCCTTCCATAGACGTGTCAAACATTGTGCCGGTAGCGCCCTGCCATTGGATGAGGAACGTGCCGACATTGCTCTTGTTTCCGCCGTATTCCTTAATGTTTCGCGTGTTGATTTTGGCAGCGATCTTTTGCTTCATGCCAGGTATCCACGGCAACATTTTGAACCCTGATCGAGTGCTCCAGTTACGCGCCATACCGGACAACGGCACGGTGGACGGCACAAGTTTGTTTGCATCGTCAATCACAGGCTGAACAATCTTTTTGTAGTCCTTGGTAATTTCGCGACGCAAAGATTTGTCAATTTTGTTGAGGGTCTTCAAGGCTTCTTTAAGCCCTACGACCTCAATCTTTGCCGATACTTCTGTCACGTTATCTCCGTTTTTTGTTTGCCTCGTTAAGCACTTTAATGACCGTTGTCAAGTCCCGTGAGTCAAACACAATGTCGCTAGGCCACCAACCGACCGCGACCAACACTTCTGCTAGTTGGCGGCGGTAGGTGCCGCGTCCGTAGGGTTTGGGTCAGTCTCGTCCAATACCGGCATGATTTCAATGTCTGGGTTTTGGGCTACCCATTCACGCCAGTTGTCGCCAACTTTTTCACCTTTAAGTTTTAATAGCGTGTGCATCCAACAGCAATAATCGCTGTACAGCGGATTGGTTGAGAGCTGTTGAATGTTGCGACGCTCGAGTCGCTCCCATTCGGTAACTACAAACAGGTTTGTGTAGTAGTACTCGGGTGCGCTGTCGGCCGTGCGCTTGAACTGCAACTTGATTTTCATTATGTCTCCTATGTCGGCTTGGAGCCGTTAATTATGCGGTTGTGTCAACCGAATATACGCCACCTTGGAATTCAATTTCCCATGTGGACAATTCACCAAGGCTTGCGTTGATTACTGGAATCGCTGCAAGGTAGGTGTCGGTCAAAATAAAGCCAGGGTTAGTTGCGCTGTCAGTTGCGTCATTTGGGTTCACCTTGATCGTGCACTTGGTGCCGAGCAATGCTGACAAAACGCTGTAGGACTCGCTTGATGCGTATGACGCATAGACGGTAAGTGTGAGCGTGTTGCTGAACAAGCCTGCGGTCATTGTGCGCGAGGTGCTTCCAAATGCGGTGTCTTCCAAAGCTTCTTTGGTGACGGTCAACGTTGCAGCCGAAACTTGGTCGGTGATGTCCGTGATCGAGCCGATAGCGGCGCCAACCTGAACTTTAGGGTTTGAGAGATAAGTGCTTGTCGCCATGATGTTTACTCCTTAGGTGCTTTCTTGATAATAGATGATTTCTTAGGCTTCTGCGTGGATTCCTCTGCCGGCTCAACGAGTCCTGCTGCTAAACAGAACATGAGATCGCGTGACGATGATGGCTGCCATTCAGCGCCGACTTCGCCTAAGCGTTTTGACACGATGCGATAGATCATGCTGTTTGTGCCTGTATTGCGCAATCTAGGTCGTAGCACGGATATAGCGCGCCACCGATTTCTAGGCTTGATGGACGGCCAGCCATCACAATGATCTTTGATCCGAGCACGCTTGCCACGATGCTCAAAATTGATCGCAGCACCGGCAGGCCTGCTGGCCCCGAGCCGATCACCTTGACAGGAAACTCGAGGCGCACAATGTTGCCGTTACCAAACGCGGTAGTGAAATTAGGTGCATCTAAGTACACGCAATTGGGCACAAGTTTGGTTGGGTCGTTGACTACGCGCAAGCCAGATACAGCTGTGAGCGTTGCCGTCACATCGTCAATGGCTTCGTTAAACAGGTCGGTGTATGCCATTAGGCAACCGCTGGACGTGGGATGCCAAGCAGCTGCTTGACAATCGGGGTCAGGCTTTGTTGTGGTGCCGTGCCCATGCCGTCAAACGTGGCGTAGGTTGCCTCTATTGAGCCCCTAGAGCGCCATAGAGCGGCGCAATACATCAAAGTGCCCAATGTTGCATCTCCGCCAGGAGAGGTTGTCAGAGAGTCGATATAACCGCTCTCCTGACGCCTGCGATAGCAGAACTGGTTGCCTGCCGACACGGATTGCGTGAGCAACGTGTAATCGTCTGACGGGTTAGCAATAGTAATGCCAAGGTAAGTCATAACGTCCGAGGCTGTTACCCATGTGCAAACTGGCGCATAAGAAACGGTGCCAGACGCGGCGACACGCTCAACATCGTCAGCGGTTTTGGCGTAAAGCACCTGATTCTGAATTGGCACCTGATAGTCGTAAAGCAAATCGCCTTCGGTATCTGTTCCAACAAACAGGTATTGTGGTAAAGCGTAAACGCTGTAAGTGCCGTTAAATGTTGCGTCAACTCCAGCGACCGTGATGGACTGGCCGACTGCAATCTCGTTGGGGGTCAAGAGTTGCAGTACGGCGTAGTTGTCCACCAAATACTTGTTAGTAACTGTGTAAGTAGCCATGGCGGTTAAGCCGCCTTTCTACTAGGCCTGGGTGATCTTGCGAATCATGCCACCGATTGCAGCAAAGGTGCTGACGTATCCGTGGAATGACATT